CGTGTCATCCACGACCGCTCCGTTCGAGTCGATCACGATCCCGTCGATGTCCTCCCGCACGAGGTTGGTGACCGCTGAACCATTCAGCCAGATTGAGATCTTGGCGGCGTCGTTGTGTACCGCGCCGCCCACCGCCTCCACTCGAGCGCGCAGCGTGTACCAAGTTCCGTCCGCCGTGCCACCGGGGTTTTCCTTCGAGGCGAGCAGGAGGCGGCTGCCGATGTTCACCCCCGGGGTGTACCTGTACACCCAGAGCATTGGCACGGCTCCGCTGTATTCGTTCTTGCCGATCTCGACGAGGTAGCACCCCTGGATCGCGCCGCTCGTCCAGTTGAGCTTGTCCTCTCGGAGCATGATCGCCACCGAGCGGCGGCCAGTCTCGTCGGTCGCCGTGCCCGGGCTGCCGGTGCCGTCGAAGTAATAGTCGATGGAGCGGTCCTGGTTCTCCTTGTCCTCTGCGTTCCTGGTCTGGACACAGGGGAGAGACTGGGACGGGGTCATGTCGTTGTAGTAGAACTGGAGGCAGTTCGACCCGGTGACCGGCGCAGTTGCGAAGGTGATCCTCCCCGCCAGGGTTGCGTAGCCGTGCCAGTCCGCGAAGAAGGCCGACTGGAGCGAGTAGCCGATCACGCTACTGCCGGTGTTCGTGGACGTGACCCGGCGGCCCATGTTCTTGTGAGTGCGCAGCCAGCGGTCGTTGATCGTGAACGGCGAGCCGATCTCGTTGGCGCGGACGTATCCGCACTTCGGGACGCTGATCACGCCAGAGCTCGAGCGCAGGTTGGCCGGGTGCTGGAGGAGCCCGACTCGGCCCGCGCCGGTTATCCGGTTGGCATCGGTGTCCGAGTGGTCGATCAGCTCGAGCACCTCCCCGTAGTTGGTCAGGCCCGCGAAACTCGAGTTGTACCAGTACGTCACCTTGCAGACGATGGTTACCGTCGCGCCCGTGCCTGAGACGCTCATCGTCAGCCGAAAGGGGCGGCCCTTGTCGAGGTTCAGGAGCGAGAGTCCGCTGCCTGAGTTCGTCACCGTGGGATACTCGGTCAGCTTCGTGGCGACCCCCCCGTTCACTCGGAGGAGCTGATAGCGCAGCGCGGCCCCTCCCGAGCCGAACTCGTTCAGGTTCTGCACGAACCAGTAGCCGTCCAGCGCATTGACGTAGGAGTCCTGCACCGTGCTTGTGCCGGCCAGTGTGCCGTCGCGCAGACGGCACCCGATCCCGAAGGCGGCCAGGTCGTCGTCGGCTGCACCGGCCTGTCCCGTCGGGTGCGAGGTGTAGAAGTTCGCCTGGACGAGCGTGTTGGTCAGCTCCGCGTTCTCGAGGTAGAAGCCGCCGTACTCGCCATTCGTCGGCGTCGTCACAACCGCGGAGCTGGGCGGCGCGTCGATGTTGCCGGGCTGGGCGCTCGCCGATGGGTCGCTCTGGTACGCATCGAACAGGACCGGATCGGTCGAAAAGGTCTTGGCCGTGAAGCCAGTGCCGCCGCCCGACCCGCTGGTCCACGCGCCCGCCTCGCTCGTCCACGGCTGGATCGGGATCCACCCCGCCGGCCAGAGCCCCAGCGTGCCGCCGCCAGGGTTCCAGTCGTTGTCCGCCGGGTGGTAGGTCACCGGCTACGCCTCCCGAACCGCGTGCGAAAGCGCGGAGTTTATGCCCGTGGTCAGCGTGTCGATGATGCCCGACTGGATCGACGCCTGGAGGTCGGGAGACTGGAGCATCTGCGCCGCTGTCCGCGGGTCCAGGGACGAGATTTCGAACTTCATCTCGGGAGCCACGGCCACGTTGATCGAGGTGCCCTTCCCGCCGCCAGATCGCTGCGACCTTTCGCTCTCGTTGGTGCGTAGGTCCACCGGGAGCTCGCGCCCGTTCGGGAGCGGCACCACGGCCTCGTTGTACTTGCCTTCCCCGATCAAAGCGACGTGGGGCTCCCGCACGATCGGGCCGCCGGCAGCGTAGGCGTGGAAAGCACCGAGCCCATTCTGCACCACGCCTCCGTTGGCGAGGGCGGTGAGCTCGCCCAGGCCGCCGCCGAAGACAGCCCCGTCTGCGGCGCTGAAGGAGTCGAAGACTGCTCCGATCATCTGCTCCGCAGCCTTCTTGGCGAGAATGCGCGCGATGTCTCGGAGTACGCCGTCCGCGAAGGACTTGAACGCCTCGCCCGCTGTCATGGTCCCCTCCGCGAAGGCCACGAATGCGTTGGCGAAGTTGTTCTCAAAGGAGCTTGCCACGTCGTTGACGAGGTCCACCGTCCTGGCGAAGTCGTCGTTCACGAAGTCAACGTAGTCCTGCGCCGCGGTCTTGAGCCCATCGAAGGCCGTCTTGGGGGTTGCCTTGCCCTCTGCGTCATCGACTCTCTGGTCGAAGGCGGCGTTGATCGCAGGGCCCAGCTCGGCTAATAGGCCGTGGGCCTCTGCGAGCTCTAGCAGCGCGTCCCGCTTCTTCTCGAGGTCGGCGAGCTCGAGGCCGAGCTTCTCGTCCAGGGAGAGCGGGCCGATGCGGGCGGTGTCCTCGAGGTATTGGTTTATCTCATCGTAGGCTGCGCCGAGAGCCTTCGCGGCCTGCTCCTCCTCGCGGAGTTTGGCCGCGTCTTCCGCCTTGATCGCCTCTGCCTCTGCGGCCTCGAGCTTCGCCAACCGGAGTGCCTTGTACTGCTCGACCACCTCGGAGAGCTGCTCGGTGTCGAAGTCGGTCGTGCTGACTTCCGCGACCTGGAGGTCTAGCTGGGCGAACTCGGCCTCGAGGATCTCGCGGGCATCGCCGCCGATCTGGAGCATTTCGGCGTTGAGCGCGTCGGCGAGCTCCGCGGCCTTGGTGGTGAGGTCGGGGGCGAGCTTCGGGCCTACCAGCTCGTCGGGGATAAACACGAAGTCCTTCGCGTCGAAGTCTTCGAAGTTCAGGGCATCCGCCCAGCCCTCCCCGGCTGCCATAGCCGCGTTCGTGAACGCCGTCCGCGCGATGGCCTCTACTCCTGCCAGTTGGTCCTCTGCGGATGCGGTGAGTCTTTCGGGAGACAAGTCCCAGGACTCGTCCATCGTCTTGCGGAGATCAGCCCAGAGCTCTGATTGGCGTGCGAAGAAGTCCTCCTGGGACTGGGGCACTTCTGCCAGTGCCGCCTCGGTGTGGGCAATCCACCCCTGGATATCCTCCAATGCTGCGCTCGGGGCCGCAGCCGGCGACTTCAGGATGGAGGAAGATGCCATGAATTGGGCCCGGGCGATGTCGCCAAGAATCTCCGCTTCCTCTTCTTTGAGTCGGTTCAGTTTCTCTTGAAGGATGACGCGCTGCTCTTCGTGGGACAGGTCGGAGAAGTCTGGAACCCCGGGCCGAGGGCCCTTGAAGGCCGACATCTGCTCCGGGTCGAATGTGGGGAGCTCGAAGAGCGAGAAGTCGTCGATGCTCTTTGTCAGCTCCGCGACCTTTTCGGCGACACCAGAGAGCGCAGTCCAGAGTGAGGAGATCGCGTTCGCAATCGAGTCCACGATGAACCTGGCGATTGCGCCAATCGTCTCGGCCACCGCCTGCCCGATCTGCCCGAGCTCCTCCGGGCCCCCTAGCTTGTCCACGATGTCGAAGAGCTTGTCGGCCATGTTCCCGACACTCTTCGCAGACTCCGCGAAGACTGCGCCGATCGTGGTCCCGAGGGTCTTGAGGTTTGCCGCGACCCGCTCGACACCGCCAGCCTCCTTGATGCCCGCCGAGAAGCCGAGGATCACCGCGTCCCCCATGCCGAGGAAGGCGTTCTTGAGGTTCTGGATTTGGATCTGCGCCCGCTTCGCCGGGTCCGCGAGCTGCTTGTCTACGGCCTCTCCCGTCGCGCCCGTTGCATTCGCCACCGCCTCGAGCACGTCTTGCAGGTCTCCCGCTTGCTTGCCCGTGAGGGCCAGGGCCGCGGTGAACCCGCGAAGGTCGGGGAAGATCGCCCGCAGCTTCTTCTGGTCATCGCCGACCGCGTCCGCGAGGTCCAGGAGCACCTCGGCGAACCCGTCCGCCTCGATGCGCGTGCTGCTGATGTCTACCCCGAGCTCCTGGATGACCTGCTGCGCGTCCTTCTGCGGCGAGAGCAGCGCGGACATGGCACCCCGCAGGGCGGTGACCGCTTCATCCGTTGCAAGGCCGCCCTTCGTCAACGTCGCCGTGGCAGCGGAGAGCTCCTCGAGGGAGACACCGAGCGCAGCCGCGATCGGGATCGCGCGGCCCAGGGAGTTGGCGAGCTCGGGGAGCGTCGTCTTACCCTGGCGCACGGTCTCGAAGAGGATGTCCGAGTACTCACCAGCCTCCGATGCCTCGGCACCGTAGGCGTTCAGGGCCGTCGTCAATACGTCCACCGACTGCGCCGTGCTGGCGACGCCGGCCACCGCGAGCTGCTGCGCCTGGGCGAGGAACTCCACCGCGTCCCCGGCCTCGACCGCCCCCGAGGAGATCGTCTGATAGAGGCCCTTCGTCGCCTCGACGGGGGTAGCCCCGAAGGCGTTGGAGACCTCGAGCACGCCGTCCCGCAGGCGGCCCATGTCCACCGCGGAGGTGTCCACCAGCGTGGAGACCTCGGAGAGTGCCTTGGAGAACTCGCCGGCGGCTCGAGCGGACTGCGAGAAGGCGGCGAGCCCCGCACCAACGCCCGCGAGGGCGATCATCTGCGGGGCCAGCCGCTTGACTATCCCGCTGAGTTTCTTCGCCTGGACCCCCGTGCCCTTGAAGCGCCTCTCTGCGCCCTTGAGCCCGCCGCGCATCTTGTCGGTCGCGGTCTTTGTCGTGGACCCAGCCTTGCGCATGGGTGCCGAGATGCCGTCCTGGAAGACCGCCTGGAGGATCAGTTGCTGTTTGGTCTTCCCCGCCACTACTTGCTGCGCTCCATGTCCTTGAGCCTCTCGGCCATCACGGCGCTGCGCTCCGCAGTCGCCACGCGCAGGAGCTCCACGAAGGGAGCGGTCTGCGCCGACATGCCGCCCGGGTCGGGCAGCACGCCGTTCTCATAGTCCGACAGCGCCCCGAGGAACGCGGATATCTCAGGGTCGCGGAACGCGCCGGCGCAGCGGAATATCGGCTCCTCGCCAGTACCGTCGCAGACGTTGCAGTCGGCTCGAGTGCCTGAGCAAGCGGTGCAGCCTATGATCGTGGGCACGGCCTTCTGGTGCTCCTTCAGCGTAGGCTCGCCAAAGGTGTGCGGGAGATCGCAGCCCATGAGCTTGCGGATTCCCTCACCGTCAGGACCGAGGCAGGCCGGGCACTTCGCCTCTGCGTTTCCCATTGACCGCTGCACCGCCAGCCTTACTTTCCCACGGCGTCGGCGTCCGAGGCGGAAAGGCCCATGATGGCCTCGCCCAGCTCGATGATGTAGTCGTCGGGAATGTGGTCGAGCGTGGCGTCCGAGAGGCACTTCCTGCCGTACCGCTGCGAGCCCCAGCGCGGCTCGAGGTCGTAGTTCTCAGACCACCCGCGCAGACCCCAGCGGGTCGCTCGCGCGTACTGTGAGCCCTTGTCGAGGCTCATCTTCGCGGCCTGGTCCTCGCCGGCTGCCGTCGAGATCGCCAACTGGTTGACGATCTCCATGCGCACCTCGAACGGAACCGCGGTGAGCTCCCAGACCACCTGGTCCTCGGGGGAGTCCTCGCGGTTGTCCACCAAGACGTACTCGACGATTCGGTCCTTACTGAGGACGATCGGTCGTGCCATAACTCTCAACCTCCATGAGCGGCTAGGTGTGAAACGGGGGCCGGTCGCCGCCAGGACCAGCCCCCGCGTTTCAGTCGAGACTAGGGGGCAACGTCATCCCCGTAGGAGAGGACGAATTCCGCGTTGTCCACCTCGGTTCCGTTCGGGTCCACCGAGGCGAACTGGAAGGGGAGGTCTCGGGTTCCGTTGCCCTCGACCTCGCCGCCGCTCTCGCCCGTGAAGACGAGCGAGGGGGAGGTGATGCGGAAGTGCTTTTCGTCCTCGGAGCCGATCTCCATGCGGATCCTCGAGGGGGTGCCCGCCTTGAGCTTGGCGTAGAAGTCGTAGGTCTCCTCGACCTCAACGTCCAACGTCACCGACCCGGTGGCGCCGCGCGGGCCCAGGTGCGCCGATCCGTACACGCCGTCCGCGTTGCTCGCATCGCGCCCGATGGCGACGGGGTTCCCCATGTCGAAGCTGTAGGAGTGGAAGCGCGGGAGCCCCTCGTCAGACTCGGCAGTGTCGCCAGAGTCGCCGAAGGCCATCGTCGCACCCAGAAGCACGGGGGGGGTCTTCGAGGTGTAGGTCACACCCGTGGCAACGCCCGCGCTCTCGACCGTGCCGATCAGGCCGGTGAAGGAGAACTGGAGGATCGAAGCCTCGCCGATTCCGCCGGCGAGTGACACGGTGCCCCGCGCTCCCTTCAGGGTCTTGAGCACTCCGTCTTCGACGAGGCCGATCGTCAGGGAGGGGACCTCGTCGAGCGCGAAGGCCGGCGTGCCGTCAACCGTGGCGTTGTTGCCGGAGGCGGTCAGGTTCGTGAGCACGTCGGACGCCGCCGGGGGAGTGTCGTTGATCACCCGGCACTGCTGTCCCGAGGCTGCCGACCAGGTCCCGATGACCTGGAGCACGGAACCCGAACCGGCTGCGGCGTGCATGAGGTCGCCATCGACCGGAGCGCCCGAGGCAAGGGAGGCGATGGTCATCGACTGCAACTCGTCCGAGTACGGGGCGAAGGAGTTCCCGAAGGCCCATAGAGTGCTCGAGCTTGTAGCCGTTGCCCCGGAGGTGCCGCCGGTCAGTGTTTCGGCGTTCTGGAAGTTGAGCGTCTTGTCGCCGATCAGGAGCTCACCCGCGCCGCTGCGGGTGTCGTGCATCACCGTCCCGGTTGCGCCGGAAGTTCCCCCCGTGACGGTCTCGCCGTGCTGGAAAGGTCCTTCGGAGCCATCTGTAATGGCCCCGATCTGGATCGCCACGGTGGTGAACTGCTTGAAGCCGCAGGCGCGCATGAGGTCGGCCCAGGGAAGGGTGCCCGAGGCACCCGCCAGCTCGACGCCGAATGTCAGCGTGCCCGTGCGGACACCGGCCAGCGGAGTCTGCGGGGAGTTCGAGGCCCGGTTGATGTTCGAGCGGCTGAAGATCTCCGGGTTGATCGTGAACTGCGGGTCGATCACCAGGAGCGTAGCGTTTGCCGCCGAGATCAGGGAAGCCGTCTCGGTCCCTGCCGTGGCCTCCACCGAGGAGACCACCTGATACCGTCGCTTGCGTGCCATGTCTGTCTGTTTCCCTGCCGCCTACCGCGACGTTTTGGGGTCGTCGTAAAGGTGCCGGTAATGCACCAGCACCGAAACCTGCCCCGCACCGAGGAGCTCGTCACCCTCGGATTGCGAGTCCCAGACCTCCGCGGACTCGACGTGGGTGTCCATCGCTGAACCTCCCCTCGTGTGGTCCTCTCTCAGTTTCGCGGCGACATCTGCCAGGATGGCGTTGATGGTCTCGGGCCACGTTGAACTGACCGCCTCCATTCCGACGATGACATCGAAACGGTGATTTACCTGGACGAGGCCGTTGGGGCCGTCGTCCGATTCGTCCCGCCCCTGGTCGAGCAGGATCGCGCAGGGGTACTGCGGCTTGTCCAGCACGTTTCCCCCCATGCGGTAGACGTTGAGCTTCCGCTTGTAGTCCGGGGCTCCCACGATCTCCTTCAGGGAGTCCACCAGGTCCACCGTCACCAGCTCGGCGATTGTCGCACCGACTACCACTAGCCCACCTCCCGAAGGTCTGCCTCGAGCTCCCAGCGGTAGGCCGATAGGCGCTTCTCCCTGGGGCGGCTAGTGAACACGACGCTGACCTTGTTCGTGTCGATGTCGCCCGGGCGCGTGAAGTCCATCGGCAGGACGCCACCCCTCGAGTCGGTCCACGCCTTGAACAGGAGCTCCCGCTCCCCCTGGCCTGTGTTCTTCCAGCGGAGCTGAAAGGTTCGCACGGGGCTGCCGTCGCCGGCGCTGTAGGCCAGGCTGGGAGAGGTCACCGCGCGGACTCTGACCGACGCGGGGGAATACCTCGAGACGATCGCGGGCCGGACGTGCCCCTCGGTGTAGTCGAACTGGGGCCGGATCCCCTGGGACTCGGAGCGCAAGGTGATGGTCATTTCCCCGCCTCCCGGAGCGTGTAGGCCAGCGCCTCCTGGAAGCGCCGCGTGCGCTCGTCCTTCTGCTTCTCCCAGGTATCGAAGAAGCCGAAGCGGGACTTGGTGCCCACTCGGGGACCGGGGATCTTCACCGACTTGAGGAGAGCGAACATCGGGACGAACTCCTCCCCGCTGCCGTCCTTACGCCGGCGGCCCTTGATGGAGTACACCATCTTCTCGCCGAACCAGATCCGCTTGCGGTTGCGCATCAGCGCGCGGGGAGTCTTTCGCGTGTCGCCGGCCCCGGTCAGGTTGGGGGGCATCGGAATCCAGAGACGCTTCGCTCTCACCGGGCGGATGATGCCGCCGAACTCTTGGGTCGCGGCGTAGGACGTGCCCTTCGAGGAGAGGGTCATCGCCACGCCGTTGCGCTTGCCCGAGGGGCCGAGCTTCACGCTGAGAGAGCGGGCCAGCGTTCCCGAGCGCCGGGAGAGGTGGGACTTCCGGCTGCGACCGGGAAACGCCGTGTGCTTTCCCCTGATCCGAGTGCCGACCGCCCGGTGCCAGGCGTGCCCCGACACCTCGAGGGCGTGGTGCAGTTCCCGGAAGAGCACCACCGGAGCGCGCTCGAGCGCGCGGCCCAGGTCTGCCCCCTTGATCGTGACCGCCAAGGCTACAACGCCTCCAGCGAGTACATCTCGACCACCTCGCGGACGATCGGCAGGAGGTTGATCGGCTCCACGAACATCACCGCGGCGTCCCGGGTCGTCGTCTTGGTCCCGCCGGGGTTCTTGGCCCGCGAGAACTCATAGACCACCTGCTTGTCCACCGCCGAGGCGATGTCGGGATAGGCCGCCACGAATGCGTCCGTGTCCGCCGCCATGCCGCCCGTGTACGTCGTCCGCACGAAGCCCGGGGACTTGTCGGTCGGGGACAGCAGGAGCGTCACCACGCCCGTGCTGGCCTCGAGCCAGTAGTCATCGTCCGCGTCCAGGGCCGTGGCGTCCGTGTCGTTCGGGTCCCCCGAGTAGGTGACCGAGGTGACCGAGGCCACCGGGTAGCCCTTGAGCTGCAAGATCTTCGCACCCTGGCGGATCTTGTACTCCTCGGCGTAGGAGGTGCTCAGGACATGGCGGCCCAGCAGCGTGGACACCCGAGCGCTAACGTCGGCCACGAGGGTGGTGAGGAGCGCCGTCGGGTTCGTCCCGATGTCGTCCTTCTCCTCACCGAAGGCCAGAGCCTTCACCCTCGCTACCGTCGTCAGCTCCACCGGCTAGTCCTCCCAGCTCGCGGCGTCGTCCTCGCCCTCGAGCTCCTCGTCCATCGACCGGCGCACCTCGCCCTCGGCGACGTTGCGCTCCTCGGCCATCTGGCGAGTGTCGGCGGGCATTTCCTCGAAGACCCGGACCACCGCGGAGCGGTTGCGGGCCGCGCAGGCGTTGGGGTCGTCCAGGGGCAGCAGGTCGCCCCCTGAGGCCACGGTGCGCCCCGTCTCGTCTGTTACCTGGCGGCCCCTGCGGACGCGCCATACGGGGCTGGAGGCGTGCTCACTCATCCTCGGTCTCCTCCCCCTCGGGGGTGTCGGGCTCTGCGATCAGGAACTCAGAGACCTCCTCGGCGGCGGCCTCGGCGCTCGCCTCGAGCACCTCCTCGACGGGGGCGGGCTCGGGCGCGGGCTCGCCGTGGCCGGCGGTGCGGATCCGGGCGAGGGCCTGGTGACCGGAGCGCCCGGTCGGGCTGTCGTCCGCCTCGATCGCCGTGGCCTTGCGGAACTTCCTCGCCTCGTCCTTCGTGAGCTCGCGCAGCTTGCGCTCCTGGCCCGCCAGGAACTCAGCCTCGCAGGGGCCGTTCAGGTCCACGACGTAGGGGTGGCGAGCGCGAAAGCGCTCCTCGAAGTTCTCAGGCCAGAGCAGTGTCGCGCCCTGCTTCACCATTCGCAGGACGGGCTTCGGAATCTTGGGGCCGGCGTCCGCCTTCTTGCGGCGGCGTGTCTGGCGTGCCATAGCGGTGCGCTCCTTTGTTCAGTGTGTGCTCGGTGGGGTGGGTGCCGCGCGACCCGGAGCAAGGCCGGGCCGCGCAGCGCAGTCGGGAGAACTACAGCGCGAAGGCGTAGGTCTGGTCCTGGCGGTCGTCGTCGTCGTGGCCGCTCAGGGTCACGCTCGCCGACATCGGGACCGAGGGGGACCCGCCCGCCGTCGTGACGGCGATGCGCAGGTAACGCTCGGTTTTGGTGCAGTTGACGCGGCCTTCCTCGAGCATGTCCCCCGCGAGGAGGTCGGCAGCCGTGAAGGTTGCAGACGTAACGTCGGCGGCACTCGAGAATCCCGCGTTGTCGTCCTGCTCGAGCTTGGCGGTCACGCCGGTTGTCGTCCCTCCCACGGTGCCGATCTGCACGCGGAAGGTTGCGTACTGCCAGCCCCGCGTATCGACGGCGACCCCGTTGGTGGTCGTCGCCGAGGACACGGTCACCGGGTCGATGGCGGCCAGCGGCTTGAGGGCGGTTTCAGGTGAACGGTGAGTCACTTTTCTTGCTCCTTGTTCAGGTGTTGGCTGGGATCAGACCGCGTCCGCCGGGACGTTGAGGCCGATGCAGAAGGACTCGCCGTGCGCGACGTTGCAGTCCACGCGGAGCACGCCACGAATCTGGAATTGGTCGTACTCGAACGCATCGCCTGCGACATCGCTGCCGCGGATGGCGAGGTTCGAGAATCGACCGATGAGAAGGTCGTCCCAGTTGCCCAGGATGATCGACCCGTCGCCCGAGGTGTCGTGCGGCGCGGGCAGTTGCGTGGTGATCGCGTACTTGTAGCCGAGCAGGGAGTCGGGACGACCGGCGCTCATCAGGCGGCGCTCGACATCCGGCTCTCCGGTCGGCCCACCAGCGGCGGCCATGATGTGACTGAGAGCGGTCGGGTGCATGGCCCAGCCGATGTTGCCCATCAGGGCGTTATCGACGGCCAGCTCGCTGATCATGTCGTTCAGGTAGATGTACCAGGTGTGGGCGGAGGAGCCCCCACCAAAGTCCACGCTGTTGTCCGCCAGCGAGATCACGCCGATGGGCTGACCACCGCCGGATCCGTTCAGCGCGCCCAGGTCCATGCCCAGGGTCAACTGGTTGACGAAGCTCTGCTCGACGAGCTGGTCCGCAGCGCCCGAGGAGTCCTGGACGAGCTCGCTCGAGAGAACCGAGCGGGCGGCCAGCTTCTTCGGGTCCAGGGTCACCTGACCCACGACCAGGTCGGAGGCGGTGATCGAGGAGTTTTCGCCGATCCAGTTGGCGGTAGCGTCCGTCTTCAGCTTCGGGAACTTGATCGGGCGACCGGCGGGGGAGGTGATCTCCCGGGCCCCGAGTTGCATCACCACGGCCTGGGCGCGCAGCTTGTCGATGATCTCCGAGCTACGGAACTCGGGGACGATGTAGCCGATGCCCGAGTCGGGATCGACGCCCATCGTCTTCTGCACCTCGTCGCAGACCTCCTTCTCGAAGGGGGCGAGGTTCCAGTTCTTGTTGCGCATGGCGAGGCCGAGCTTCGCCAGGTTGAAGTGCTCACCGGCACGGCGGCCATCGTCGCCGCTCTCGGCTCCGGGCACGTCGTACTTGCGCTCCACCTTCGCCTTCGTCTGCTCGAAGGTCTCGATGTGCTCGTTCAGCTTGCCTTCCAGGGCCTCGAGCTTGGCGTTGCTACGCTCCTCGATGCCCTTTGCGAGCTCCTTGTTGGTCTCGTCGATCAGCGGCTGGATCTGGACGACCAGCGCCTCGGCGAGATTGGAAACCTCTTCCCCCTTGGTCGGGATCACAGGATCGTTCTGCTCAGTCATTTCTGCTTCACCTCGGCGTGATTCATACGCCCTCTGAAGTCTTCCCGAGCTTGGCCTTGATGGCCTCCCCCAGGTCGTGGGCCCTCTTCGCCTCAGACCCCACGCGCTTGCGTTCAGCCCTGGCTCTTTCGAGATTGGAGAAGATGGCATCCGCCAGGGCCGCCGGGTCGAGGGCCGAGGAGTCCGGGCTAGGTGCGGGGTCTGCGCCCCCCTGAGCCCCTCGCTCTGCTGTCTCGCCTTGCGGCTGCCTGGTCGTCGTCAGGGCCTCGACGGCCCGGGAGAGCCGCGCAACCGTTTCGCGCAGCTCGGTGTTCTCAGTGCGGAGCGCCTCGATCTCCTTCGAGGGGCACTCCACGGCCTCGTCCTCGTCGGGCTCGAGGCCGCCGTTCTCGGGGCGCGGCTCCTCGTCGTCCTCGTCGAGGTCGTCGGTGGTGCAGTCCTCGAGGGCAACGAAGGAGCGGCGGCTCGAGCGTTCGATGCGCGCCTCGTCCTCGTCGGTGATCGGGGTGTCGTCAATGAACCTCGCAGCGTCAGTAGATGACAGGAGCTTCTCTTCGACGGCGCGGGCCACCTCGGCAGCGGCGCGCTCGTAGCACTCGGCCACGAAGCCCTTGCCCTGGAGCGCGTCAGCGTTCGCCGGCACCGGAACGATGGAGCTCTCGAGCAGCTCCTGGTTCAGGTAGAGGACGCCCCACGGCCCGAGCTTCAGCTTCTCCCGCTCCTCGGGGGTCTCCGGGTGCTTTGCCTCGTGGGCGATGAAGCCCACCGACCGACCGGGCAGAGCGCCGGCGGCGGCCATCCGCCAGACCAGCTCGGCCTCGGGGTTCAGGTCCGCCTCGTGGAACTCCTCGTCCATGAGGAGCGCACGCAGCCCCGACTGGCTGCGGCCCTTGCGGGTCTTCAGCGAGCGCCCCACCGGGAGGTCCCGCGTATTGTGCGAGAAGAACAGGTTCGGGTTTGCCTTGAAGTCCTCGAGGTTCCAGCCCGAGACCTTGATCACGTCGCCCATTCGGTCGGTGCGCTCGGTCGAGTGGGGGACCCCGAGGATCCGCCGCTTGCTCGCCTCGACTCCGAAAGCCTTGTCCACGAAGAAACGGCGCTGCGGAGCACCGGAGTCGGTCTTGGCCGCGATGACCTCGGCGGCGTCCGCCGCATTGAAGTCGTCGGCGGTGGCGAGCCCCTGGTGAATCCGGGAGACGAGAGCCTTGTCGAGTTTCATTCCAGCACCTACTCGGTGGGGGGTTCGGGTATGACCGGCACCGCATCGCACCGGCAGTTGACGACCTCCTCGGCAGGCGCATCTGGATCGAGGGGGAACTTGAGCCGCGGCAGGAACTCCTCACCGAGGGCTCGGACCTGCCCGTGCAGGCCGCTGTGGGAGTCCCTCACCTCGCCGTCTTGCGCCGTCCGCCATTCGTGACTGGTCACGACCTCGGAGCGCTCCATCGACTCGAACCGCGCCGTGCTCGAGGCTTTCCCGGTCTCGGTGCGGGCGATGGCGAGGGCCCGCGCATCTCGATCGGCGAACGCCTTGCGCAGGGTTCCCCTGAGCTCCGGGAGCGTCTCGCGGACGGCCTCCTGGAGTGTGCTGACGCTGACCCCCTCGAACGTCTCGAAGGCGTCGAGGATCGCCCCCTTGACCTTCTTCGCAAGGGTGGCGTCGTAGCTGCCCGCGACCCCTCGGGAGAGCTGCGTTAGCTGGGTCTCGATCAGGCTTGCCACCGCGTCGTCGTCCAGCGGGATCGGAACCGAGCCGATCTCGAGCGCGATGGCCTCCGAGGCGGTGGCGAATGCGTCGGTGATCGGAACCGCCGCAGCGTCGAAGAGCTTCTGCCCCCACTCCTCGGGGTCCAGCAGCAGCTCGATGATGTCCGCCTCGGTCAGTTCCGCCGGGATGAAGTCCCGCGTCTCCGCAGGCGCAGCGGCAGCGGTTCCCAGGGCCTCGGCCCCGTTCGCCGCGTAGTCCTTCAGGCGCTTGATCTGTGCCAGCTCGTAGCTTCTCAGGAAGCGCCGAGCCGAGTCCGCGAGCGCCTCGGTGTGCGGCTCGATGACCGCATGGGCGCGCTCGAGGTAGCCCCTAGCCCACTCGTCGCGGGCTGCCCCAGCCGCCGCCTTTTCAGCGGCGACCAGGGCCTCCTTATCCTCTCCCTCGTCCTCTTGCGGCGCGGGAGCGTCCCCGCTGGACTCCCCCGAGGTGGGCGGCTCGAGCTCCGCCCGCAAGGTCGAATGGAAGAGGGGAGAATCGCCACCCGTGACCGCCGAGCCTTCTACGCCCAGAGCCTCGAGGGCCGAGTTCATGCTGACGCCGTGGCCTCGGGCGGCGATCTGAGAGGCTCGGTCGATGGCAGCCGAGTTGTCCGTTTGCAGCACCCGGACCACCGAGAGATCGTGCCGGGCGACGATTCCCTCGAGCCCCCGGACATCGAGCCGCGGGAGGAAGTGCGAGTTCATCACCTCCTCTTCCGAGCGCAGGTAGGAGACGATCCCGAGCGGGCCCACCCACATCGCGCGCTGGGCCGCCTCGTAGTTGGCGTACTTGGCCTCGGAGTCGTTGCCCACCAGGGTCAGGGGCACGCCCAGGGCGGCGGCGGTGTACTCGCGGTTCATGGCCCGCATGTCCGAGTAGGCCAGCTCCTTCGGGCTCAGGCGGGCCTGGACCACCTGCACGCCCTTGCCCTGGAGAAGCCGCCACCGGCCCGCGTTCGACGCATTGCCGTAGTCGTCGTCGAGCTTGTCCTGGGCCGCCTGGCGCTTCTCTGCCGAGGTCTTGCCCTCGGAGATGATCCAGCCCCCGGGGTCGCCGCCGTTGGCGAAGAGGCCCTCCTGGTGGCGCTGCGCCTGGAACTCCGAGACCAGCTCCCGCTGGAGCGCCTCAATAGGGCCCAGCCCCCGGAGCGGGTTGTCCGGGTCGTAGTCGAGAAAGCGCACCACCGAATGCGGCGGGAACTCGGTGCGCTGCTTGGAGGGGTAGACGTAGGAGAGCGGCAGCCCCCGACTGGAGCACTTGATCTCGACCGAGCGGCCAATGACCGGGACGACGGTGGCCGGCACCGGGATCCGGCCCGAGGGCCCGGCCTCGAGCGCGCGGCCCTCCTCGTCCATCAGGAACCACACGGTCTCGCCGTCCAGGCAGCGGTGGGTGACGTTCGCCTTCCTGAACTGCCCGCCGGTCTGGTGCTCCGAGGGCCGCTCGAGGAGCCGCAGGAGCTCCTGTGCCGGGTGCCCCATCTCGATGGGCTCGGCATCCCGATCCTGGAGCGGGTCGCCCTTGTAGAGCCGCAGGGGGGCCTGGAGCATCGCCTCGGCCTTGGCCCTGATGCAGGTATTGACGAAGGAGATCTCGCGGTAGGGCGAGGTCAGGTTCTCGGCACCGGAGAGGTTGAGCTCGCGGAAGAAGCTCGAGACGACACCGCCGCCAGACTCCCAGGACCGCTCGAGCATCGGCGGACCTGAGCGGTCCCCCAGGGCCTTCGGTCGCTTCGTCTCGAGGAACTGGTCCGCCGAACCGTTCCTAGACGGGTTGCGCGATTCCCACTCCCTCGGCGTTGCGGCCTGCCAGCCGTACCCGTCGCGCTTCGTGGATCCCTGCACTTCCACGCGGCGCTATTTTGCGAAGGACGGCTCGCCGGTCTATCGGTATCATTTTGCGTAACGGCTAACCAGGAGAGAGGGGAGTGGTGGTGCTCTGCGAGAGGAAAACGAAGACGACGACGGCCTCGAGGTGATCGAGCTGGGCAGCGGGCGGCGGGGGCGGCCTCCGATTCCACGGGGGCAGCGGCGGACCCACCGCGTAAATCTCAGCTTCACCGAAGGCGAGTTCACCGCGCACTATCGCGCCTGGCTCGAGGCCACGGGCGGCGCGGGGGAGTTCGGGCCGTGGCTGCGGGGGCGGCTCCCAGACCCCTCCGGGGGCCCTTAGATCACCCCGCCGATCTCGAGCGCGCGGCTGCCGGCCCTCGAGAGCGCGATCAGGAAGGAGTCCCAGTGGTCGGGCGAGCGCCCGAAGCGCGCCTTGATCTCGTCCTTCGACTGGATCAGGATCGCCGTGGCTCCCCGGTAGACCTTCGTGGAGTAGTCCGCCCACTGCGCCTGCGCGTAGTGCTCCGCGTACTTGCGGGGGATCTGGAGCAGGCCCTCCTGGAGCCCGCGGCGTGCGACCCAGTGGAGCTCCGCGCGCCGGTTCACGAAGGCAGTCTCCCCGGTCAGCGTTGACCAGTCGCCCTCGGGCGCAGCGCCGAAGTCCACCGGGTCCACGTCGAAGCCCATCTGGAGGATGCGGTCGTAGATCGGACCACCCAGCCCGCCGGCGTCCAGGTGTACGTCCTCGGGCTCGAGCTCCCACTTCCGCATGAGGGCCACGACGATCTCCGCGGAGCGCATGGCGTCGTCGGACCTCCAGGCGTGCTGCGCGACCAGGACTCCATGTCTCACCAGGCTCGCCACGCAGCCGTCCTTGCCCTTGCGGGAGAGGTCAACGCCCATGTGCAGCCCCGTGTCCGAGTACACCTCGCGGGCCTCTGAGGACGCCAGGAGCTCGGGGGAGACCACCTTCCAGTCCGAGCCCTCGGCAGAGAAGTGCCCCCAGACGTATGCCTTGTAGAGCGGGGAGTCCTCGCCCCAGTCGCGCTTGCGGTCCTCGAGCCACTCGGGGCGGCAGAGCCAGTTCGGAGCCCGGAAGGTGGCGTCGTACCCCACCGGGTCGTCGGGGCCCTCCTCGGCCTGCACGCGGATGCGGTGGTAGCCGGAGCCCGGTTCGTGTGCCCGGGCGAACTCGTGCTCCCGGGTGGCGTCCATCGTCGGGTTGCCCGCCGTCAGCAGGTAGGTGTTCGGGCCAGCCAGGGAGCCTTTGATCGCGTCGTAGATCGGTTGTTTGATCTCCGCGCCTTCGTCGATCAGGTAGACCAGGCGGGTGCCCGAGCTGGTGCCGGTCTGGACCTCCTCGAGCATCGCCTCGAGCTCCTCGGCGGTGAGGTCCCGGTCGGGGTCGTCCATCGGCGGCTCGACATCGGCGTGGAAGCCCTGCACGTTGCCAGGCTTGTCGGTCGAGACGCCGAAGGCGTAGTGCTGCGGCCCCACCTTCCACTGGAGCTGATCGCAGCGCCCCGGCATCTTCGAGGCGTTCTCGTGCCAGAGCTGCCGGATCTCGCCCCAGAGCTGCCCGGAGAGCTGCTTGTAGGTGCTCGAGATCGTGACGACGATCGAGGGCCAGAGCCCCATGAACATGTGCGTCAGCACCGCAAGCTGGAAGGTCTTCCCGGCCTTCCGGCCCGAGCGGATGGCGACCTGATTATCCGAGAGCAGCTTCTCGACCGCGTGCCTCTGGAAGGCCCACTGGCGAAGCGGGCGGCCCTTGTAGACCAGCTCCCGCTCGAGGTACTGGATCGGGTCAGCCCGGTAGTGCGCCCAGCGGTCGGTAGGGTCCTCGGCCCCGCCTTGGATCTTCTGGCGGATGCGATCCCAGGCGGCGAGGATCTGCGCGTCCGAGGGCCGCGGTGGTCTACTGATCGAGGCTCGGGCCTGCTCCATCTTTCCCGTCTACCGCTACCGTGCGCGCGAGCTCGCGGCGGGCTGCGCCCCGGAGCCTTGAGAAGGCGTCGCGCTCCCAGGTCTCGAAGATCCTCTCCGCGATCTCGGGGGACGCCTCGGTCGCCACGGCCAGGGCCATCACCTCGACCAGGGCGGCGACATCGCCCTCGGTCACGTTGACGTTGCTCGGCACGTTGTACTTGTCGGGGAAGGCGCAGCGCAGGAACTTCCAGGCCAGGTCGTTGTCGAACTTGCGCTTCGACCCGACGAGCTTCCCGTTGAAGTAGACCGGCTCGAGCCAGCCGCGGGTCGCGCGCTCCTGGGCCGAGGTTGCCATCTCCTCGAGCATCTCCTTCGAGCCGATACGCACGGCCTCGAGCCACTCGGCT